TAGCCTCAACATCATGTAACGGTCGGTGATTGAAATCAGCCATTATCTAATCCTCAGCTCGTCAATGTTCACTGGAGTATAGTCAATCTGTTCAACACACACGCATCGATAGGGTCCTGGTGGCGACGGCTTATCATGAATATGACCATGAACGTTGATCATTCTGGTTGGATCATATTCGGGATCATGTTCATGCCCAGGTGGTCCTCGCTGAAGAGAAGACTCATGAACAGGAACATGAGATAACAGAAGACCGAACTCACGGAACATTCTCCACATCGCAATCTTAGTGAAGAGTTCCTTCTTAGCCATAAACTTGATATCGTCATGATTACCAACAATCAGTCTCTTGGATCCATTCAACCGCTTAAATAGTGGGAGAAACTCATCCTTGGGACCGATAGTCACATCACCGCAGTGGTACACGATATCGCCTGGCTTCACCACAGAGTTCCACTGCTGTACCATGTACTCATTCATATGATCAATGGAATCAAATCCTGGACGAATTAGATTACCACCATCGTTCGTAAAATACAGAATGTTCTTATGGACAAAATGCGTGTCGGAAATAATCCAGATATCACGAGACACTGGTATATACCCCCTTGCTGACTACTATCTCATTATATCACAGTTTCACCGAATTGTAAACAACTACTCCACAATTAGCCCAGGAAACGCATCCGTCACGAGCTTTTTGGTCAGACCCTTGTACTTACTCGCAAGTTCCTTGTCCTTCATCCAGATAAGAATCTGAGCCTCCGCAGGATGAAGACCCTCGAGCATTTTAATAAAGATGCCTTCGATCTTGGGTCCGGCAGTCGATTTGTCTTCCGTCTTTACGAAATAGGGAAGCTTCTTTGACTGCTTTAGCAGTGTAGTACCATAGGTGTGTTCGGATCCCTTATCGTAAGGAGGAGCACCTTCTGGAAGATTGAACTGAATCGTATCGTCGAACGCGCCCTTAAGCACGTCGCGTAACCCACGATTGTTATAGGTATGCAGGACTTCGATCTTTTCCTTACGAGTCTTTGCCGACGCGACTCTGTTCAGAATATCGTCCACTCTCATGTTCTTAATTTTGTTCACCGCCATTTTAATAGAAATCCTCGATATCAGTGATTAGATTTTTACAACGTTTAGAGATCAGATACTTAAGAACACGATTCTTTGGCGTGTCCTCCTGACTCTGGTATGTATTTATAATTTCTTGGTATAGTTCGGTCGGGATTTCTTCAAGATCGATCAGCTTTTTGTTACGCATATAGTTGCGATACGTATCCGCATCCATGACCGACTCGAGATTTTGAGCGTTCTCGGCCCAGTGATCAATCTTTTTACGAGTCACCGGTGACTGACGATCACCGTTAACGAACACATCGTCTCCAGAGAGTACGTTCGGTACACCGTCACCAGAGTCACCCTTCAGTACGTGCTCGAATAGATACGTATTCGGATTCTTTTCGGTCACGAACTTCTTCTGCATCGGCGAGTACTGCTTGACGTTCTTATACTTCTGTAGCTGAACGAAGTCCTTATCGGCGGACACGATCATTACGTCGTCGTGTTTGCCGAACTCCTGTGTCTCGAGCGCGAGCGTACCAACGATATCATCGGCCTCTGCACCGTCGACCTTCACCACACGATACGGAAGGTTCTCCTGAATCTCGTCGCGCACCGTATTGATGATACGAAAGATCTCGTCCCAGTTGGCCTTCTCGACCTCGTCCTTCTCACGACCCTCACGGCGCTTGAACTTATAGTTCGGAAAGTACTGACGACGCCATGTTGACGAATCGCAGGCAATGACCATCTGGCCGTAGTCCTTGCGAAACTTCTTGTTGTACATTCGTAGCGTGTTGAGAATAAAGTGTCGAATCATATCCTCCTCGATAGCTAGCTTCTGCACTACCACCGACGAGATTGCAATTCCGTTATAGTCAACTATGATCAATTGTTATTACTCTTGTTGCCAAATTGGTGTTCTCCACTCTAATCGTAAGAGTCCGTTCAGTTCTGCGTCAGCGATACCCTGAGCATCGGACCGAGTCATACCCTCGGCCTCGAGCTCACGCACACGGTTTTCGTACTCCTGTTCAGTCATTCAGATTACGTCTCCATGGTGACTTCGTTCATGATGCGTTCCATAGCTGCGAATACGCCACGGCTACGCTTAGCACCAATACCCTCAAGGCGAGTACACTCGAGTTCGATCTCGTCGGCATCGGGATCGTCCATATCGGACTTGTGGTACTTAGTCACGGCGATCGCATAGAGATCGAGGAGTTCTTTGTTTGTAAGGTTAGCGGTAGTCATATTAGACGACTCCTTTATTCATAAAATCTTTGTACTCATACCAAGCACAGTCTTCGACCTGCTGCTCACGTACACGATGATCAAGATCTGCAAGATCAAGACCCATCTTTTCAAGCGAGTACTCGATGCCGTATACAGACTCAGCTGAAATCAACTTTTCTACAAGAGAGATGAGCTCTTCGTTGTTAAACACACCTTCGCGAACTGCGTTTAGCACAGTGGACTGTGCTTCAGCTGTAAGTTCTGATTCATAACTCATAATGTGGTACCTTCCTTTCCTTAACTGTTAAATCCATTGTACTACTATCTACACGGTATGTAAATAGCCAACCGTGTTCCCGTCAGGAATAAACACTATTCCTGCGAGGAATATATCTCACGAAGGTACTTGAGATGAGAGCTGCGAACTCGAGCAGAGATCCAGGTGTTGTAGTAGTCGTCGCGCAGCAGAACGTCTCTAACGAACTGTTCGCGAGCTTCGAGGTAGGATGCCTCTCCCTTTGAACGGCAGAGGTGAAGGATGGTTCGACGAAAAGAGTCCTCGCCGTAGTGCTCCACGTCCTTTAGAAGTTCTTCAGAAGAACCATAATAGCTACGCCAGTCAGACTCTGCACGATATCGACGTTTCTTCTTGTTGACTCGACGCGTCTTACCGAAGGTAAATCCCTTCTTGCCGATGTAGGAGCGACCGTTAGCGAGGTTTTCGATAATGTATACAAACCCGTGAAACGGAAAGTCCTTTGATGCGACGTCCGTCTCGGGTTCGTACGTTTGCCCTTGATATACCCATTGTCCCATAAAACTTATTTATGGGTTTTAGAGAATACTAGTTTAGATCGTCCTCGTCGTCATCGTAGAAGATCGACGAGTCCACGTCGAGCTGATCAACGATCTGAATGTCATCGATCGATTCTTGACCACAGTGAGGACAAAAACCAGCTTCAGCGTCCTCTTCTTCAAACTCGACACGAAACGATACGCCACATGCAAAACACTTAGTCATTTTCTGTACCTTTTTGAATCGTCTTAAGTATATATGTTAACCCTGATGTATATACTACAAGGTATACAAGCCCAAAACCCACAAGACTTGCAAGAGCAAGACTCCCTGTGAGCGACGGTGTAACTGCTTCCGAATACTTCATCATGCCGTAGACCAACCACGGTGATCGCCCAATTTCCGTCACGAACCATCCTGCAACCACCGCAATGAATGGAGCAGGAATCATCGATACAAGGAACCAATGATATGGTCCAGGTTCGTTCAGTTTACCGCTGATCCTATATATTAGACCGACCACTCCTGCAAAAACCATCAGCATTCCAATGCCGACCATCACACGAAACGACCAGAATACACCAAAGACATTTGGTTGTTCGTCGCGAGGTGTTGTATCAAGACCGGGCACGACACCACTCGCATCATGTTTCAGTATAATCGACGCAAGGTTCGGAATGCCAATCTCGAAGTGGTTAGTCTGATTCTCTTGATCTGGAATCGCAAAGAGTAAAAGAGGTACGTTGGAACTTGTCTCCCAGTTGCCTTCCATTGCCGCAATCTTGGTCGGCTGGTACTCGAGTGTATTCAGACCATGGAAATCTCCCATTACGACCTGTGCTGGAGCGAGGAACAAAATAAGCCACAGGCACATCGACAGAGCCTTACGATGAGCAAGGGTATCTCGTCCATGGATTAACATCAGTGCGGATACACCACCCACGACAAACGCGCCGGTAAGGAACGACGCAAGCCCCATGTGTGCGAATCGATATGGGAACGACGGATTAAAAATCGCCGCAGACCAATCGGTAACGTGGAACACACCGTTGATTAACTCGACACCTGCCGGCGTGTGCATCCATGAGTTTGCTGCCAGAATCCAGAACGACGAGATAAACGTACCGAGGGCGACCATACAGGCAGCAAAGAAGTGAATACCTTTTGGAACCTTGTCTCGTCCGAATAACAGCACACCAAGGAACGCCGCTTCGAGAAAGAACGCGGTAATTACTTCGTACGACAACACTGGGCCGAGAAAGTTGGCCGTCGCGTATGCAAAGTTCGACCAATTTGTTCCGAACTGAAACGACATCACAATGCCTGATACGACACCCATACCGAACGCGATCGCAAAGATCTTGGTCCAGAATGCTGAGAGCCGAGCATACGCGTCGTCATCGGTCTTATAGTGCAGCGCCTCAAGAAGTGCAACAAACGATGCAATACCGATGGAGAACACCGGAAAAATCGCATGAAATGATACAACAAAGGCGAACTGTATTCGCGACAGTAGGATTGGATCAAGTAGTTGTTCCATTGATTACCTCTGCAATAGCCTGTGCCATTTCTTGGAACTTATCGTCTGCATCGGTACCCAGGCGTGTCGTCTCCGCTGCGGTTCCAATTCGAATACCCGATGTTTCGGTGAACGACCGTGGGTCGTTTGGTACACCATTCTTGTTGACGGTAATGCCGTTCTTCTCAAGCCGATCCGCGACATATTTTCCTGAGACACTATGGCCTCGAAGATCAATAAGAACGATATGAGAATCAGTACCCATCGTGAGCGTTGGGATCCCCAACCGATGAAGTTCATAACAGACTGTCCTTGCGTGCCGTACAACGGCGTTAGTGTATTCTGAAAAACTCGGATCGAGTGCTTCGTTATAACACTG